GATCAGGTAAGCCAGACAACTCAAATGAAGATGGTGGAGGGAGCGAAGAACCACAACAACCAAATGGCAGTGGTGGTGGATCAGGAAAACCACAAAAACCCAATAAGCATGGTGAAGGAAATGGAAAGCCAGAACAGCCAAACAAGGGCAATGGAACTACTGAAAAGCCAGAGAAACCTAATAATTCAGGTGGCAACGCTTATACACCAAGTAATTCAAATAAATCTAGTAATGAGACTGGCAACGCATCGAGCACAGAAACAAATAATCGTGACAGTGTAAATAGAACACATCGCTCAAGTACGCAAAATGATTCAAATAGTCAATCAAATAATGGGAAAAATAGCTCGAATTCGAATAATATAGATCAGCCGTCTATGAATCAAACAACAGAAAATAACCAAAATAGGGAATCGAATGAACACCAATTAATGAATCGATTTAATCAAATGACAACCGGTTCTTTTAAATACAATCCATTTGTATTAAATCAAGTTAAACAATTAGGTAGTAATAAAGAACAAGTTTCTGATAGTGAAATTTCCGCAGTTTTAAAAAAACAAAATTTCGCGGATAATGCATTTTTAAATGAATTACAAAAAGATACAAATTATTTTAAATTCCAATATTTTAATCCATTGAAATCAAGAGATTATTATAAAAATTTAGATAAACAAGTATTGGCTTTGATTACTGGTGATATTGGTTCTATGCCAGATTTGAAAAAACCAGAGAATAAAAATACTACAGGTAAATATGAATATCATACAAGTAGTGATGAAGAAATGACACATACGAAAGATAAAGAAGCCAGTGATACGATTCAAATGAAATTTGAAAGAACTTTATTTGCTTTAATCACAGCAATGCTTATTATTTTTGTTGGTGTGGTTATTGGCTACTTTGTTAGACGCAAGAATGACAAATTAAAATAAAAACAATAAAAGGGAAGTACGAACTAAATGAATCATACGTACTTCCCTTTATATATTTACATTATTAAAAATAAAAGATTAAATATGAATGATGTTGATTCTTGTAGCTCTTTTATCTTTTCTGGTCCAATAAGTACTTGTATGATGACAACAAATCCATTTTGCATCATGTGCACTAAGATAGGAACCCAAATTCGTTTGGTATATACGTATAATGCAGCAAAAATGAAGCCCATACCAAAATAAATTATAAAAAATGATGGATCTGCGTGTGCTGCACTAAATATGATGGAACTTACAATGGCAGCAATTAAAAATTTTATCGTTTTATTTGCATTAATTAAATTGTAAATTTCACCAAAAATAACTTTTCTAAAAACAAACTCTTCAAGTATTGGTCCTACAATTGAAATTAATATGATAAATAGGGGTATTTCTTGTGCAACTTTCATCAGTCGCTCAGTATTTGGACTTGATTGAGGCGCACCAAATACGTACATATTAATCATGCCTGCAAGTATCTGATAAATCATAACAACGAAATAACCAACAATTGCCCAAACAATAACGTAACGTTTCTTTTCTTTTGTTTGTTGCTCTAATCGGGTAGGATTAGAAATAAAGTTATTGATTATAATTATTAAAATAGCAGCTATTATAAATAAACCAACTTGTGTGTATATGTTAGCAAAGACAAGTTCCTTGCTACTTAGATTGTTAAATAGGCCAGCCATATGTAATAAAATAACACCAAATTGTGCTAAACCATAAATAACTAATGTCAATATGGACACCCATAAACGAGACATAATGAACCTCCAAAAATTAAATGATACTTTATTTTATCGCAAAATCATCGTTTGTACAAAATTAAGAGGATAATGGTTTTAACTTGAAAAGTTGACCAAATTTGATTATTATAGAAAGTACATTAGCACTCATTAACTTAAAGTGCTAACATTTAAACTTTTGAGGAGGAACGAAAAATGTTAAAGCCATTAGGTAACCGAGTAATTATTCAAAAATCAGAACAAGAGCAAACAACTAAAAGTGGTATCGTATTAACTGATAGCGCTAAAGAGAAATCCAATGAAGGTACGATAATTGCAGTAGGTGCAGGACGTATTTTAAAAGATGGTTCTCGTGTTGCTCCTGAAGTAAACGAAGGCGACAAAGTAGTATTCCAACAATATGCTGGAACTGAAGTTAAACGAGGAGACGAAACATATTTAATCGTTAATGAAGAAGATATTTTAGCAATAATTGAATCTTAATATAAAAAAAATTTAAAAATAAACAATAATTATCATAGAAACAACATGGAGGTATATAAAATATGGCGAAAGATTTAAAATTCTCTGAAGACGCACGTCAATCAATGCTAAGAGGTGTAGATAAATTAGCAAATGCCGTTAAAGTTACAATCGGTCCTAAGGGGCGTAATGTTGTATTAGATAAAGAATATACATCACCACTCATCACTAATGATGGTGTTACAATTGCTAAAGAAATTGAATTAGAAGATCCTTATGAAAATATGGGTGCGAAACTAGTTCAAGAAGTAGCAAATAAAACAAATGAAATTGCTGGTGACGGTACGACAACAGCAACAGTGCTAGCACAAGCTATGATTCAAGAAGGTTTGAAAAACGTAACAAGTGGTGCAAACCCTGTTGGTTTAAGACAAGGTATTGATAAAGCTGTAGAAGTAGCAATTGAGGCATTACATGAAATTTCACAAAATGTAGATAATAAAAATGAAATTGCACAAGTTGGTTCTATTTCAGCTGCAGATGAAGAAATTGGTAAATACATTTCTGAAGCAATGGAAAAAGTAGGTAATGATGGTGTCATCACTATTGAAGAGTCTAGTGGTTTTAATACAGAATTAGAAGTAGTAGAAGGTATGCAATTTGACCGAGGTTATCAATCACCATATATGGTGACTGACTCAGATAAAATGGTCGCTGATCTTGAAAGACCATATATTTTAATTACTGATAAAAAGATTTCATCATTCCAAGACATCTTACCGTTATTAGAACAAGTCGTACAATCAAATCGTCCTATCTTAATTGTTGCTGATGACGTTGAAGGCGATGCATTAACTAATATCGTGCTTAACCGTATGCGTGGCACATTTACTGCTGTTGCAGTGAAAGCACCAGGATTTGGCGATCGTCGTAAAGCAATGTTAGAAGATTTAGCTATCTTAACAGGTGCACAAGTAATTACGGATGACTTAGGTTTAGAATTAAAAGAAGCGACTATGGATATGTTAGGTACTGCAAATAAAGCTGAAATTACAAAAGACAACACAACAGTTGTTGACGGTGATGGAGATCAAAACAGTATCGATGCACGTGTGAGCCAAATTAAAGCTCAAATTGAAGAAACTGATTCTGAATTTGACAAAGAAAAATTACAAGAGCGCTTAGCTAAATTAGCTGGTGGCGTTGCAGTAATTAAAGTTGGTGCAGCAAGTGAAACAGAATTAAAAGAACGTAAATTACGTATTGAAGATGCATTAAACTCTACTAGAGCTGCAGTTGAAGAAGGTATTGTAGCTGGTGGTGGTACTGCATTTATGAATATTTATGAAAAAGTAGCTAAAATTGAAGCAGAAGGCGACATTGCTACTGGTATTAATATTGTCTTAAAAGCTTTAGAAGCACCAGTTCGTCAAATTGCTGAAAATGCTGGACTAGAAGGTTCAATTATTGTTGAACGACTAAAAAATGCTGATATAGGTGTTGGTTTTAATGCTGCGACAAATGAATGGGTGAATATGTTAGAAGCAGGTATCGTAGATCCAACGAAAGTGACACGTTCATCACTTCAACATGCTGCAAGTGTGGCAGCTATGTTCCTTACTACAGAAGCAGTTGTTGCTAATATTCCAGAAGAAAGTAACAATGATTCACAAGCAGGTATGGGTGGCATGCCAGGTATGATGTAAAAAGACCATAGAACATTGATATGACAGTATATCGTTCGTCCGATGGTCATAATTTGGTCATAGAAATTTAAAATAATTGTTTTGAGACGTTTTCCATGAGATTACTAAATCTTTGGGAAGCGTCTTTTTTGTATGATTTTGTAATGCTTGCGTAAATATTCATAGTTGTTTGTATATCTTTATGGCGTAGTCGTTCCTGTATCTCTTTAATATGCACACCAGCTTCTATTAAAAGGCTGCAATGAGTGTATCTGAACGAGTGCGTCGTGATATTCTTATCAATATCAGTCTGTGGCATAATTGCCTGAATCCACTGTGACAGCTTCTTAATGACAAGTGGGTAGCCGTTATTGTCTGTGAATATAAAATTATTATCCACGTACAACTCATTTTTCCATTTGTCTTGCACATTCACTTTATAATCTAACAACAATTTTATAACGTTAGGATCTATTGAAATTTTACCGATAGATGATTCAGTTTTCGGTGTGAGTATCTGATAATTTTTCTTATTGTTATTCGGATTATAATATGTTTTGGTTATACTTACAGTACATTCTTCATAGTCGATATCAGACCATTTAAGCGCCAGTAATTCACCAGCACGTAATCCGAGATATGCAAGACTTACGAACACTTCAAAGCTATTCAGTGGCTTATGGTGGTTCTTAGCAACACTTAGAAACTCAAATAATTCATCTTTTTCAAGAAATTTTTGTTGTAAGCTATTCTGTTCCAAATCCTCAACAGTCGGCTTAAATTTAGCCCTCTTAATTCCCTCAATAGGCGACTTAGCAATTATCTTCATATCCAACGCATACTTAAATATAAGATTGGTTGAGCTTACAATACTATCAACATAATTTTTACTAAATTGAGTACTTATATCGTCCACAAACGCTTGGTAGTCACGCTTAGTTATAGTCTGTATACTTCTATTACCAAATTGTTGTTTAGCGTGATATATGGCTTTTTCTCTTGCTCTAACACTACTCACTTTTGCATTTCTACTATAATGATTAATCCATTCATCAGCTACATAATTAAATGTATGAGTAGACGGTGCAATATACTCGCCATTTCTTATTTGTCTTTCTACCATTTCAGCATGATTCTTAGCATCAGACTTGCGAGCAAAACCTGACTTAGATATATATTCATATTTACCAGTATTAGGATTTTTACCTAGTGATATGCGATAACGCCAGTTGTTACCACGTTTTTCATAGTTTGCCATTTAATCACCTGCCTATTTGTCTATAAGTCATCTTCGCTTATTTCTTCTTCAGTATAATAATTATTTAAGACTTTTATACTGCCATCTTCCAAAAATACTAAATTTTTTAAATGTTTATAGGCTGGAATAGTTTTTTTATTTAAAAAGTCATTTTCATTGTAATACTTCATAGTACTTACGATTTGGGTATACGGTAATAAATTAATTGAAATTGTTTGGGAGTTAAAATTAAACATTTTTTTAAAATCTTCATTTTTTTTATAACTTTCTATTAAAATTTGAAGGATAAATTCAAATTCTAACGATACGTATTCTTTCATTTGACCAGAAACTACTGGTTTATAATAGTATTTTCCACTAGTTAAGAACTCCATAGGTAAAACCCCTGAAACAGCTACATCTATATAGTCTTCTGTAAAAATTACAGTTAACAATATATTTTGTTGTTCACTTTCATTTTCGATATAAGAACATGAAATGTTATAAATCCGATCATCATCAGGTTTACTAAAGGCAAATAAACCATGTTTTGAAACTGATATATCTAATAATTTTAATTCTTTAAACCCATCATCTAAAACAATTAAATCTTTTACGTTACATTTTAGAGATTGTATTAATTTCTCTAATGTATCAAACTGTATACCTTTACTTTTGCCTGTAGATAAAAGACTTAATGTGTTTATTGATAATCCAGTATTGGCTGATAACTCTTTGAGAGTTATCTTTTTTTCTTTCATAACTTTTTTTAAATTGAATTTAATCATGAGAAACCTCCATTGAAGATTAAATAAAATTTATCATATGTTAGTAAAATATACAATAAATATTGTGAAAAAAAGTTGACAGTATTAAAACAAGAAGGTACACTTTAGTTAATTACTAATAAGCTAGTAATTTTATAACAATATATTGGTAAAAGGAGAGAGGGAAAATGACCATTACTGTCAATGAAACATTAATTAAAAAAGCCATGTTTATTAAAGGGTTTAATTTATCTGACTTAGCTCATGAAACAGGTGTAGGTATTTCATATTTAAGCCAAATTATAAACGGCAAGAAAATTCCGAGCCCTAAATTAGCTAAGAAAATGTCAGAAGTTTTACAGGTTGATGTAAGTGAATTATTCGAATTTGAAATTAAGGAGGCATAAACCATGTTTAATATCGGCATTGATGAAGATGAAGCACGTGAGATGCTGCAACAAGCAATTGACGAGCGTATCGAAGAATTAGCGAGAGAAAAATACTTCATGACTTACAACGAGTTATCAAAATATCTTAATTTATCTAAACCTACTATAGAAGATTTGCTAATCAAAAATGGAATGAAATATTACCGAGTAGGTGTGACATACAGATTTAAGAAATCTGATGTAGATGAATTTATGAATCATATTACTTCACAAATGGACATTGTGAACAACGATCTAAAAAATTTGAAATTTAAGGAGAATGCAAAATGAAAACATTTATCGGATTAATAACACTTAGTGCCACAGCATCATCAGTAGTAGGGATTGTTACACAGGATATATTTAACACTCTAGCGTTATATACGCCACTAGCACTTATATCAATAGTAGTTAAAAACAGTTTGGACGATAGAAGAATCAGACGTAAATATAAACAATTAATGGAGGAAAAATAAAATGAATTATTCAGAAAAAATAGAAGAAACAGTGGAATGTACAGATTTAGGAAATAAGATTCAATCGTGTATGGATTATCTTGCAACAGAGATTGAAGCAGTAGAACAAACTAGAGAATGGGCAATCAAAAATAATGAATTTAGGTTACAACAAGAAATTAATAATGCTTGGAAGTCACATTATGTTGCGTTATCTATTTTAAAAAGCATTAGAGAAGATAACGAACGTATGAATGATGAAATAGTAATGATTGTTAAAAATGAGCAAGAAAAAAGCGCATCTGTACAGTCGGCAAACTCAACAGATAACGCTTAACGCAATTTAGAATTTTAATAAAAAACAAGCATGGAACGGCTTATTTATATATTAATTATACCATTTCATGCCTTGTTTTAACAGTAGGAGGGCAAAAATAATGGGTTTTGAACAAATAAAATTACAGCATGATATTCGATTAAATATTATAGAGTACAAAAATTTATCTTCCTATTCTTTTGTTCAAACTAATGATGTGATGTGGTCGGAATGGCTTAATAGATTGCAAACACCAATGAACCACAATGAAAAATATCAACGTGGGTTGGTAGTTTATGGTGATGTTAAAGATGTTGAACAAGATGGGAAACTAATACAAAAATATCGCAATGATGAAAATATTATAAATAGAAATACACTAGCACTTGATTATGATGATATTGAAGATTTCAAAGGATTGTACAGTGCTATCTGTAAACAGTTAGAAGGCTTTTGTTGGGCATTTCACACAACTTATAACCACACTACAGAAAAACCACGTATTCGCCTTATGGTGCCTTTAAATAATCCTGTGAGTTCAGATGATTATAGAAAGTATACACAATCATTGGCGAAGAAAATAGGCTATAAGATTGATGAAGGTAGCTATCAACCATCAAGAGCAATGGCGTTACCAGTAAGACCAGATAAGGATATACCATATATTTTTAAATATAATGATGCACCAGCAATAACAAATGATGATTTAGTTGAGTTATCGAAAAATCTAGAAAATACGCAAAAAGATAAATCAATTACCATCAACTACTCAAGTCATTTGAAAAAACGTGATTCAACTTATTGGCGTGATCTTGCGTTTGGTGTAAGTGAAGGTGGGCGTAATCAAGCGCTAGCATCAATTAGTGGTTACTTATTGCGTAGGTATGTAGACGTAAACCTTGTATATGGTCTAGTGATAGCATGGGGGAAATCTTGTAATCCACCTATGGACGATGGAGAAATAAACAAAACATTTAACTCGATACTCAAAAAGCATATGAACAACTAGAGGGGGACGGTATATGACAGTAGAGGAAATGGAAGTAACTAAAGAAGATGTATTTGAAACTATGAATAGTCTTGAAAAATTTCAAGAAATCAATAAAGATAAACCAACTATTCCAGAACCTTATTTAATCAAAGGAAAATGGTTGTATTTGGAAAAAGAGAAGAAAAACACCAAAGGTGAAGTTATTGATATAGCTCATATTTATATTACAAGTACGCCACCTTATGTTACTGAAAGGTATAAAAATGTTGAAACTGGTGAATTTTATTACGAATTACAATTCGAAGATGAAAAGCGTAAATATAAATTACCAGTATTGGCTCGAGATATTACGCAAGGCAAATTTTTAGTAGAACTTGCCAGTAAAGGTTTAGAGGTTACTCAAAATGAAGCAGGTAATCTTGTTCAATATCTTAGTTTTTATAGACGTTTTAATAATATACCTGATTATGATGTAGCTACACGATTAGGTGAAATTAAAGGTCATTTCATATCACCATATCAAGAAGATCAGCAAGATAATCGGTATAAAATATTTAATTCAGACAGAGGATATCAAGCGCTAATTGATGCATTTGAAACAAAAGGAAATATTGATGATTATATAAAAGGTGTATTTAATCCTATAAAGGACAATCCAATGGCTATGATGATGTTTTATAGCTCACTAGGTTCAGTATTACTTAAAGATTTTGATGTAGACCCTTTTGTAAGTGAGATATCAGGGCGTACATCAAGTGGTAAAACTTTTATATTAAAGATATGTGCAAGTGTATGGGGAAACCGAAAATTAGTTACCGAATGGAATGCCACTAATGTGAGTGTAGAACGTATGGCTTCATTTATGAACTCATTTCCTTTGATTAAAGATGATACTCGAAAAGCCGATAATCCATTTAGAATACCAAGTATCGTATACCAATTTTCTGGAGGGCAATCAAAAGGACGTGGTAATTCAGACCGTTCTATTGATTATTTGGAACCGTGGAACAACATCATGCTTTCAAGTGGTGAAGTTGCTATACCAGATATAGCACCAGATAAAGCAGGAGTCGCAGGACGTGTGATTACTTTACAAGATGACCCATTTCCTAATACTGATAAAACTGAATTTGGTGATATAGCAAAAGCAATGGAAAATAATCATGGTCTATTAGGTAAGTTATTCATCAAACAATATCGAGCTGATAAAGATAAATATAAAGCATCATTTGAAGGTGCTGTTAAATATTTCATGAAACAGGCTAACGGTAACGAAGTAATGGATCGTATCGCACGTAGTTTTGCGCTATTACAAATCACAGGCGAGATATTAAATGATATTGAAGGCTTTGAACATGACCCATATATTAATGTGAATAAAGCACATACAAGTATGATGAAGAATAATAAAAATATTGATAAACCAAAACAATTATTAGAAGAATTACTTGAAAAGTTAAATGCCAATCGTGGACGTATTGCATATAATAAGCATTATTATCATGATAATGCAGAGTTAATGGCAATTTATAGAGTTGATTTTGTTCTTGTTATGACACCAACAATAAAAGAAATGTTAGGTGCTGAATTTAATTCCACTGTCAAACAATGGGATGAAAGAGGGTACCTTGAAACGAATAATTATGGGAAACAAAAAAATATAAGATTTAATGGAGAACAACAAAAAGGTTATGCCATCAAAACTGAAATCATTAACGAATTAGGATTCGACTTTAAGAAAGAAGCACAAAGTTACTAGTAGTTACCACCTAGTTACTAGTTATTCATCAAAAGTAGTAACATCTATAAGCCTTGATATGACAGTCTTTATAATTGGTTTTAATATAAATGTTACTACTGTTACTACTTTCAAAATAGGAGGTCATATATAAATTAATACAAAAAACTCTTTCTTGCTTATAAGAGTACCCCCTTAAAAAAAGTAGTAACACTAGTAACAGTAGTAACTTATAAACTAAAACATTGATATGGCAGCATTTATGGAATATCAGAAAGTAGTAACTTTAATAAAAAAGTAGTAACCAAGTAGTAACATTTTAAAGTAACGGACAAAAAGGAGAATGAGAAAATGAGATACCTATACAATAGTGGCAACAGATATGGAACAGTAGTAACTAATAATAATGTACATCGTGTGATTACAGAATATCCTCGTGAAGTATTTTACTTTAACGATGAAGAACTATATCAATATATGTCATATAACGATTTAGGATTTAACGCAATTGATTTTAACGATATGACAATGCTGGAACTCGAAACACTATTAATGTGGTGTAAACAATTAGAGCCTATAAAATCAGTTAATGAAAACTATTCCAGTTACAACTTAAAGCATATGTTTGAACGTGAGCCTTATGGCTTTTATATATCTAACGGAAACATGAAAGAAGTCATGGCACTTGCAGGATTTAAGCCTAAAAATGCTGATGATCTCAACTGGTTTTATCCGATAAGTGAGCGAAGTATTAAGCAACTTTAAAAGGATACGAACATTTAAGTTTATATGCTTACAAACAAATAATAGGTATTAACGATATTTTATATCTATATTATTAAAGGGGATATGCACATGTGGTATAGAGATGTGGTTAATCAAATTGTTGCCAGATTACCAACAAACATAAATAATGTTTCAGATAGTTATTTAGATACTGTAATCAAGCGATATGTAACTAAGCATGAAGATATTGAAGAAGTGAAACAATGTATTAATGATATGAAACAAAGCAAGAAAATTAAAACATACAAAGATTTTATAACTAAAAAATAAGGGAGTTTTTTTAATGGCTAAAGTAAATGAAAAATCAATCGAAGTATTCAATAAGGTAATTGAACCAAAGGTAGAGAATAAAAAATATGTAGCGTTAGAAAAGATTAAAGTAACTGACAAACTTAAAGAGTTTGATTTTAAAATGTCTCACTATCGTGCTGAAAACGATTATACAATGATTGCTTCACTTAAAAAGGAACAAGGGAAACTTGAGAATGAGATTGTGGCATTACATGAGCAAAGTGAAGATGATAATCATAAGTTGTTAGATAAAGATATTAAAGACTTTAACAGCGCTTATGAAAAAGAGGTTAAAGAATTAAGCGATATAAATAGTAAGTTAATTCAAGACTTCAATAACAAATTGCAAGATGCATATGAAGTATATGAAAAGATTGCAGCTAACAAAGTAGAAGCTATTCGTAGAGCGTCAAGACGCAATTATTTGAACACAGCAATAAGCAATCCAGACCAATGGAGATTAAGTTTACAACGTAATACAAGCTTAGTTGATGATCCATTTAGAACTAATACAGACCCTAGAATAATAGCTAATAAATTTGAACAGAAGTTATTTAACATTAATGGTCATGCAGATTCAGAATTTAACAACGGAAATAAAAAATGGTAGGGGGAATTTAAATGAGTTACACAGTTTTAAGTCCATTAGAACAAGATTACGCATTAGGGTTTGATGAAAAGAAAAATACTATTATTTTAAAACCACTATATTCAAATACGAAAGTTGGAATAGCTACGTCCGATGGTGTTGCAAATTCTAGTATTAATTATAAGAATGGTTCACTTACAAGAAGAGTGTTCAAAAATTTTAAAGATACAGACGGAATAAACATAGTATTGAATAACAGTAAAAACTCATTCGTTGCTAATAGTAAAGATAAGGGCGTGCTTACTGTTATTAATGAAGAATATATTGGCTTTGGTATTCAGGTAGATAAGGTTGAAGATAAAGGCGAAGGATTACAAGAATTAGTAGATATAGCCAAGAATAAGAAATCTGTATCAGTACAAAGCTATGCAAGTAAAATAGGGATGGATAATACAACGATAGGGAACATTGATAAGATAGAATTAATATCTGTTAATACAAAATAAATTACTTATAAAATAGTATTGTTATAATATTATTTATGTAGTATAATGTAAGTAGGTAGAAATCTACCATTGAATGCTTTATAAATCATTCAGTTAATTCTTCTGGTAACAATTTATTAATAGCTTGTTCTTGTAAATTGCACGTTTCCTTATACGCCATCATCACTTGTCCTGCTCTTGTACTTGTGGTGGTGGCTATTTTAATATCAAGAGTTTGTGCATACTTATATATTCAATAGATCATTCATTCTTCATATATAACTTATGATTGATGTGTGATTAATATATTGATATTGAACATTGTTAAAGCAAGAGAAAGATTATAAATTGTTGTGATATTAATAATAGAAGTATTCAAGTTAGAGAATATTATAAGTTATAAGTTGTATTGAATGATGAACAACAGATTGATTCAATGATGATTAAAGAATAAATAATTAGTTCAATAATGATATTGAGATTAGTAATTGTATTTAACTAAATGATTAGATCATATTAAATCCTTTTACAATAACAATAGAAGATTGATTAAGTAAAATAATTTTGATGAACAAACTTAGATGATTACAAAATGTTTTTGTTCTTTCGTTTGAAGTTAAAATTAAAATAAATTATAAAAATAAAAATTAATAAACAATTATAAATAAACATTTAACTTGAACATGAATACAAGAAGTATCTTCATACTAATTCATAGGTTAAATGCTAAATAGTGTTAATAGCTTTATAGCAAACAGTTTGCTAATACAATGGTTATAAATCGTTCGATAATAATGAGAGGTGTTCAGAAGTTGAAATAATCATATAATGTGGCTAATTGTAGATCTAAATAGAATCATAATAAATAGCAAGTTACATGATGAATAAGATGATAAAACACTTGAAAATCATACTTCATACAAGTCATTTAGAGCTTGTTTTAGAACATGTAACAACAGTGTGATAAAGGCGTTATAAATAGTAAATGCATGTCATTTTAGTGCAGCTATTACCAGTTGAACAGCATCAATTTAAAAAGGGGAGGCATCTATTAGCCCCCACTTGTTTTGAAGTTGTTTGTTATCGGTCGACAGGTAATCTCGCTAGAATGTTGAAAATGAAAGTTGAAAATGTGTAAAGAAAAGTAGCTTTACATAGTGAGAAAATCATTTAGAAAAGGGGAAATTGAATGGCTCAAAGAAAATTATTGTCACAGCAAAAGAGTAGATTAACTACAGAAGCACAGGAAACAAAGCAAGCTACAGAAGAAGCATTGAAACAACTTACTAAATTACAACCAGATCCACCTGAATGGTTAGATGATACAGCCACAAAGGAATGGCACAGGATATTCCCGTTACTAGAAGAATTACCAATAGCTAGTTTAGATTTAGCACTTGTATCAGCATATTGCACAGCGTATTCGGACTATATCAATGCAACTATACGAATGAAAAATGAAAGTGCAATTATAGAAACGGAACGTGGCACGAAACTTAATCAGAATCACGCTATTAAAAGAGATTCACTATCACAATTAAATAGTATTGCGCCTAAGTTGGGACTTACTGTGGAATCAAGATTGAAAATATTAGATCCTTCAAAAGAAAAAGTGACTGGAAAATCAGTTTTTGACATATTCGGTATGGATGATGACGATTAAAAATAAATTTGTTTCATTATAAGTGTCTAGGAGGGCTACTATGATATTAAAACGTTGTAAATCAGTTTTGTGGTATAAAGAAGAAATGAAAATTACTGAATATGAGTTGCTAACTAATTACAATCCACAATTCATTAATAGTAAGATTCGAGCAATACAGGAACAAATCAATGCAATGTATCATCTTAATACATCCCATACAGTGTGTGATGAAATCGCTGGTGTTATTACAGTTTCATATCCATTAGATAAATTAGTTATATGGATAACTGATCAAAAAGATGAATTGAATCGTTTTAAAATTAATAGTACCAAGAAACTCAATTTATTGAAGAAACTTATCAGTAACTATACACCTAAGGAACAAAAAGAAGTGATGAGATATTTCAAATCTAATGGGAGTAACAAGCCTTATAAGACAATTGATAAGTTACAGGAAGATTTATATAAGATACATCACAATAAACGTATAGAACGCAATGAACAGCGTGAAAATGAGAATGAAGTTATATATCAAAACTTTGTAGTAAAAGTGAAAGAAAGCTTAAATAATGAGCGTGAGGAGTTGGTTGTGTGATTAGAGGATTAGATAAAGTAGATTATCCAATATTAGAAAAATACATGCGTAATTATCATAGTATGGTTGATACTTATAAGAATAAGGCTAATGATATGGACGAATTAAAGTATATGAACTTAGAATCCATTGTAAAAGGCATTACTCAAGTTTATAACGATAGTGATGTAAAAGTGCAGCAGATTATTAAGCTTACATGGTGGGATGATAAGATATACACAGATGAAGTTGTAGCTAATGTGATAGGTGTAAGTGAATTAACACTAAGACATGCGAGAGAAATTATATTAAAACGTGTTGCAAAGGCAGTAGATTATGTATGAGGTATGATAAAGCAACAGTAAAAGAGTTTATATTGAACTATCACAAGACAATAAATAATAGTGATGCATATAATGAAGATATTGATATAGATGAGTTCTTTAATGTGAATGATCAAGCAGAAACTCACGATATAGATAATAATGTTGAAGAAAGTATATTTTATAACGAATTAGAAGCTGTTATAGAAAGGGTAGCGACTGAAAAAGAACACAATTTATTTTTGTTGATATGTAATGGTGTGAGTTTTGAAAAGGCTGGAAATATATTTGGTGTTAAAGAAGCAAGAGCTAAGCAAATGTTGAATAGATTGTTGGATAAGTTGGAACAATAAATTAAAGGGTAGGCACTTATGTGCTTGCCCTGTTTTTGTGTTTTTAAATCGTATAAAATCAATTTTTGTAGTTGCATTTAATAGGGGGATTGGTGTATTATATATACAAATGATCTAGCCATAACTCTATTCGGGTTATGGCTACTTTTTTAGGAGCATTGAATAAAATGAAACCTTTTAAAACACATAATCAACAGTTGAAAATATTACGAGATAGAGGGTTAGAGGTCCCTAGTGAGAAAAAAAGAGATTTAGAAAATGAAAACTACTATAATATAATAAATGGATATAAGGATTTATTTTTATGTATAGATAGTCGTGGGCTGCCTGAAGTCCCAGAAAAATTTATCGAAGGAACGCATTTTGATGAGGTTTTTTCTTTGTATAAATTAGACAGAAAATTAAGAAATAACTTATTAGAGTACTTATTGGTTTTTGAAACGCAGATTAAGTCTCGCATTGCTTACTATTTTAGTGAAAAATATCAAGAGTCCCATTCGTATTTATATTTCAAAAACTATTCAGATAATCCTAAAAAAACTGACAGTATTGTTAGGACAGTTGCAAGTTTAAGTAACATAATGAGTAACAGAAAAAACGAACCACTTAAACATTATATAAACACTCATAATGGAGTACCTTTGTGGGTTTTAGTAAATTATTTATCTTTAGGTACCATATCACATATGTATTCTAACTTGGACGATGACTTAAGATTAAAAATAGCTTTGGATTTTAAAACTAAATTTAGAAGAGAATATAAAATTGCTTTGCAAATTGAGCCAAATGATATTGACAGTATATTACAACAAGCTCACCTATTTAGAAATGTGTGTGCTCATGAAGAAAGGTTATATGATTTTACAGTAAAAAAACCAAGATCTAGAAATAATATTTTCAGTAACTATAATAAAGCGTTTAATAAAAATTATACTCAGAATATGAATAAAAGCTCTATATTTGATTTGATTATTAGTCTATCACATTGTTTAAATAAAAGAGACTACACAAATATGATTAATAAATTGAACAAAACTTTTAAATATTATGATAAAAATTTAAAAACTATTACATTGCAAGAGATGTACAAAAAAATGAAATTTCCTGAAAATGTATATTTACAAGACTTACTTTAACACTCACCAACTGGTGGGTGTTTTTTTATGTTTATTTACATGTAATATACATCTTTACATATGCGAACAAGTGTTCTATTATATTCATGAGGTGATT